GGTAGCTTGTCTACATTCTCACGTTCAACAGAGAAGCCAACACCTGTGCCACACATAAGTATATACATACATTCATCGAATGAACGTGGACTATCCACAGGTATATAACTACAGTTGTAGCCACCAACATGGCATCTATCTAAGGCAGGTCCTGCTGTCATTAAGGCTCTCATACTTGGCATGACACCTAGATTCATTATCTGTGATGTCATCTTTTCTTTCAAGGCTTTAGTTACATTATATGTATAATTCTTTTTTAGGTGTTCCTCCATGTAGTCAAAGTATCTGTCTACAGTTTCTCCCCAATTCTCTCTTCGTTGGTCATCTTCTTTCCACCTTGCATAGCGAGATAATGCTATGAAGTTTTGATAGTCTGTTGGTAAATAGTTATTTAGCATTTCTTACTCCATTAATACTTTCATATGTTTAACTTTAACACCTTCTAAATCGTGAAACAATTCACGTACATAGTCTTCAAAATCTTCTGTGACATCCCCATCAGAAGGTACAGGATATTCTTCAGGGTCTACTTCTAGTGTAAGCATGACTTTAACTTTTATCATTATACACCTCTATAAGTTTGTTGAGATACCACTGTGCTTTCTCTAAGTCCTCAACACCATTCTTATATTCATATCTCCATATGTATTTTAGTATGTTGCCTTGTAGGTAATATTTAAACCCTTCATTAGTTGCAGCACCTATGGCATCAATAGTTTCGATACCTGCTTTGTTATAATGAACAGGGTGATTAACCATATCTTCTTTGAGAGAACCACCTAAATAATTAACTTCTTTGTCATTCTTTTGCATTTTCTCTGCCATCCTTTTCATATACTCCAAATGTCTTAACATTATGCATTACCATCTGTGTCTGCATCAAAAGACAGTACCACAACATTATCATGTCTGTCAACTACTTTTCCCTTTTTCTTTTCAGGTGCAAAGTTTAATTCATCAAACGCATCAGCTTTATCTTCTAATCTCTTTCTAACATACTCATCTTCTTCCATAACAGGTACAGAAGAACAAACAACCTTACAGAAAGAAAGTAAACCATAGTAGTCATCATCAGTAAGTGGATTGTCTACAGATGTAATTATGGACAAGTCAACTTCACCTGTCCAAATTCTTTTACTATCTAGTTGTGGTCTTATACTGATTACAAAATCTTCTTTCCTTAATTGGTTTATGACATTCTTCATTTTACTCTCCTAACTTTTTTACCCTTGAATTTTATAAATATGGGATGTTTATTCTTACCCTTTTCTTTTAACCAATCTTCAGGTATTATCCTGTCATAGTATCGAAAGCCATGTTTAATACACCACTCTGCGTATGTAGATTTCGCACCTTTGCTTAGTTTACTTCGACTGTTTGTAAATACAAATCTAATATCTAGCTTAGGGTGTTGCTTCTTAATGCACAAGTGTTTTCTTCTGTCTGTTGTTAAAAACCTCCCCTTTGTTTCTATTATAATACCATTGTTTAATATAAAGTCAGGGGTATAGGTTCGATAGGCTAAGTCTTCCCATTCTATCTTGATACTCTCATAATCATACTTATACTTTATAGTATCAAGAGTCATAGAAATCTTATGCTCTAATCCACTTCTATACCCATACTTTATTGCTTCTCGTCTTACTTTATGAGGAGACATTTAGGCACTCTTAAGACTTATATATTGTACCATCTTAGGTTCTTTAGCTTGAGACATCTGAGCAGGTAATTCTACAAGAGTTTCCCAACAAGATTGTCTATAAGAACAGAAGTTACAATTTTTATTTAGTACCATATTGCCTGTTTCTTTACCTCTAAATGTTTCAGGTTCAGGTTCAAAACATCTCACTAAGTCTTTGGCTTCTACAGCTTTTATGGACTGCTTAACTTTATCGAGTTCTTTATCCATATCTATGTTAGCAGGAACGTACTTGAATTGACCATTGGCTTTGTTAACAACCCACCAACCACCTGCTTTGTAGCCTGATGCCTTTGCGTAACCTGCAAGTTGCCCTACATAACCAAAGCTATCACCTGAAGCTAACGACTCGTAAGAATCAAACTTGTGCTTGTAAGACCAATCAGATGCAGACTTAATATCATCGACTGCTCCATCAACAACTAAGTCATAAGAGCCTGATATAGTATTCTTGTCATCAATTTTAAGTTCTACAGTATCACTATCTTTGTATTCTATATTAGCTTCTGTAAGCAATCCCTTAAACACAGACTCAACTATATCGCCAATCATCATCATCATAACAAACGTAGTAGGTTTAGGTAATGCAGTCTCAGGTCTATTCTTTTCAAACCATAGTTGACATGAAGGTCTGCCTATATTAGACATACGTAACCTAAACCTATCTCGTTTATTACCACCTGCAAACTGACGTTTGAGTGACTCCTTTATTTCTTCGCCTACACGATTAATAGTCTCATCACTCATAGATGTCAAACCCCTAGAAGCATTTTCTAAGTATTGACTTATTGCCAATTCACCACGATGTTGCATTAGGCTACCTCTTCTTCTATATCAATGAAGTCACCAACAACAGAGTTGTCTTCCTCGTCATACTTTTGACCTGCTTGGACATCCCACTCATTGATGATATAGCTATTGTAGTTCTCTACCCAAGCTAAGAAGTTAGCAAAAGTTTCTTGGTCAGCATCAGCTAGTTCTATAGACTTACTTATGTCTAAACTTGCAGTAGGAAGATAGAAACAATTACCATTAGGTAACTTTCTCTCCTCTGTGCCTACTGTTATATTATGCTGAACAGGAAGTCTCTTCATCTGAGATAACTTGTTAAAAGGTATGCCCATTGTCTTGAAGGCATCTCTGTTATCAATCTCCCATATAAAAGGTTGACTGTCTACTTGAACAGGCTCACCCTTCTCATTTGTAGCATCTACTAAATCAACAATACCAAACACAACACGTACACGTTTTATTTGCTTGATAAGTTCCTGTGTCTTCTCAGGTAGTGATTTAAAGTCTTGTATGTATCCTGATGGTTTGCCACAATTAAACCCACCCTGATTGTCTTTCAAGTCTATATTAAGATTGTCTGCCATAAGTGTCTTATGATAAGTACCCATAGGCTCACCTGCTTTTGCAGACATATTCTTAACAAATCTCTTATACATAAATCTCTGTATAAAAGGTCTTATCGTTGCAGAAGTTGCATAGACTGCCTTATCATCAGGTATGTCCAACTTATATGTACCACCTTGAACGACTTCCACGTTCATAGACTTGCCCTTCACTTCTGCTTCACCCATTATAGGTGCATGGTTTATCTTCAATCTAGGTAAAGTGTTTGACTTCTTATCACTAGTTGTATTTTCTCCTGCGATACCCATAGCTTTTGCCATTGCGGCATAATTATTTGTATCTATTGTAACTAAATCACTCATATGTAATTTCCTTTTCTGTTAAAGTTCTATCGTTATATCATATAACGTCTTTGGTGTCAAGCCAATTATTACCTATTTTTGCTTCTAGTAATAAAGGCACATTAAAATCAATGTTAAACTTCTGATTAATAATGTTTAGTAAGTCTTGATTAGCTGAATGTAGTAGGAATAGTACCTGCTTTTCTTCTTCAGGATGTATGTCTATGACTATAGAATCATGCACACTGTTTACAACACAGGACTTTAGGGTAGAAAGTAATCTATCTATATGCATAAGTATCAGAGGAACTATATCAGCAGTAGCAAAACTCTGCACAGGATAGTTCTTGACCTGTGTGAAGTTAGTTATCTTTCCATTTGCATATCTCTTAGCATCAGGAAATGCAAACTCTCTACCTGAAGGTATCTTTATCTTACCTGTAGTCATAACTTCTTTAGCCAATTTGGTGTGCCATAGTGCAATCCCTTTGTACTTTTCTGTGAAGTGTTTATAATATGTAGCCTGAGAAGGTGTCCTTCCAAACCCTGTTGCTCCATAGAGGGGTGCAAAGGTATGAGCCTTCGCTTCTTGGCGAGATGTCTTCTCACCTGCATCACTAATAACACGAGCAGTATAACTATGAACGTCAAAACCATCATCTATCTCCTTCATGGCTGTTTGGTCTTGTGATAAAAATGCCGCAGCTCTAAACTCTAATTGTGCAAAGTCTGCTTCAAGTATCTTGCCACCCTTCCAACGTGATACGAATACCTTCTTGACAGGGAATGTACCACCTCTAGGCATGTTCTGCATGTTAGGGTCAGCACCACTGAACCTGCCTGTGGCAGTTCTGTGTTGTAATAGTCTCACATGTAACCTACCATCAGGCTTGATGTGAGTTTGTATGCCTTCAACAAAGGAAGACAAGTATGTATCTAGTGCTGATAGTCTCTGTAAATCTGATAAGAAGTTCATAGCACTAGTCATCTTCTTATGTTTAGCCATAGTGTACAGTGTACCTAAGTTAGTCTTATTAACACTGAATCCATTGTTACTAACCCACTTAGCATTGGGAGCATTGAACTTTAGTCCACCTACCACCATCTTGTCAGGGATAAATAAGTAGCCAACAGAATCACAAGAGTCACACTTGGTAGGTCTAGCAAAAGGAGTTCCATCTTTCCTTACCTTTCTTATATACCCTGTACCTGAACAGGGGTTACATTGTTCTGCATTTGTCTTATATACAATGGTAGACTTAGTCGCAACCATTTGTTTGTAGTCAGTGGTATCCATGTAAGGAGTAAAGCTATTTGCCCACATAGTCTTATCTAGTGGCTTCCTACTATATATAACCCA